AAGATATGGAACTACAGGTTGTTCACTAGCTTTAGAAAGTGGTACTTATCTATTTGAATTTGCAGAAGATGTATATGAAATAGGATTTCTAGTTGGTGCAGTAAATAATACTTATGATGTAAAGTATTACTACTCTGATGAAACAGATGAAACTATAAACAAAGCAGGTCAATCTTGGGGGGAAGATGGCAATACTATGTATGATGATTTCTACAAATCATTTACTGATTACAACAATGATGAAGCTAACACAGATAAATTTATTACAAAGTTTGAAGTTATATTAACTGATATATCTGTATTAGATACATTGTACTGGCAATATGTAGATGAAAGTACTATTCCTACTACAACAACTACAACAACTACAACAACTACAACAACTACAGTTCCACCACCTCCACCACCTCCACCACCTCCACCACCTCCACCACCTCCACCACCTCCACCACCTGAAGAAATTATTGTAGATATAGTAGTAGAAGGTGTTGATAAAACTTACACACAAGCTGACGTCAATGATGGCACCATAGAGCGTGACCAAGAGCGTATAGATAATGAAGATATGTTTGGTTGCTTTATGACTAATGCACAGATAGAGCGTGGTGATTGTATTATAATAATAGAAGAAGAAGAAGAGGTAATCCTTGAAGAAGAAGTTGAAGAAGATGTGGATGTCCTCATTCCTGAGGATGATGTTGTTGTACTCGACCCACCTGAAGAGGAAGTTATTGAAGATGAAGTGGTGGAGTTTGAAGAACAACCTATTGAGTTCGAGATTATTGAATTTGATATGGAAGATATTGCACCAGAAATCGTGGTGGAAATACCAATACAAGATGAAATAGAAGAGGAGATTATAGATGAAGAGATTGAAGTGGAAGTCCAGGAAGTTTTGGATGAGCCGATACAGGAAGTTGTTAGTGAAGATACGCCAACCACAACACTACCAAGAGTGGAAGATGAAGAACCCTTAGAACTAACTGAAGAAGAAGTTGCAGTTGAGTTATCTGAAGTAGAAGAAATTATAGAAGACATCGTAGTAGAAGAAGTTACTGTTGAAGAAGTTGTTGAGGTACTAGAACAAGTAAATGATGTCGGTGTACAGAACTTAGACCAAGCTACTGAAGAAGTACAAGAGATAGTACAAGCTGTTGTAGAGGAAGCTATTGCAGATGTTGAAGAACTTACTGAAGAACAAATAGAAGTTGTAGCTGAAGTCTTACAAGTAGAAGCAGAAGATGTAGCTATCATTGCTGAGTCTGTTAAAGATGATGAGGTTATAGCTGAAGCAGTAGAAGAGTACGTTGCACGTGCTGTAGAAAATACAGACGTAGAGAACTATACATTAGCTGACGTTGTAACAGAGGTACAGTTTGAAACCTTCATAGAAAACCCAATACAAACTTTTATAGACATTGATATACAGGATATAAACTTTAGTGAGATAGGTAATGACATGACTAATGACCAAAAGGAAAAAGCTCAAGAAGTTGTAGTCCCTGTAATTCTGACTAGAATAGCTACTATGGCTGCTTTTATATATAGGAGAGGTAATGTTTAAAAAACTAGGCAACTGGATAATAGATGCAATTAAGGAAACACTTAACCTTAGTTGGACTCTTGTCGGTTTAGTTATTGCAACATTAACATTGACTGGTTCTGCACAACAAGTGACAGGACTTGCTACCCTAATTACATTAGCTGTATGGTTATTAACAATAGGATTTAGGAAAGGAGATTAGCATGAGTGGATGTTGTGGCGGTGGATGTTGTGGCACAAAGTAAATGTCGTACATATCTTAATGAAAGAGGAACGTATATAACAATATGTAATTGTAAGTATGGAGGTATAGGTGAAACTACAAGTTGTTAGACATCAGTTCGGTACTGATGCAACTAATGGGATGCTGTTTATTAATGGTATCTTTGAGTGTTATACACTAGAGGACCAGTATCAAGCAGTTAAAGTCATGCATGAGACCTGTATTCCTGAAGGTATATATAAGATAAAGTTTAGAAAGACTGGTGGATTTCATTCTAAGTACACAGAGAGATATAAGAACGCACACCATGGTATGTTACACATACAAGATGTGCCTAACTTTACTTACATACTGATACACACTGGAAACTCAGATGAGCATACTTCGGGTTGTCTTATTGTCGGGGAAACTCAGCAAGACTTAGACATATCTAAAGATGGATTCATAGGTTCAAGTGCTGTGGCATACAAAAAAATGTATGCAAAAGTATCAAGTGAATTACTTCAAGGTAAAGAAGTTACTATAGAATACACAACTATAAACAATTTACTTAACACGGAAAATAAAAACGGTAATGTCTACGATAAGTTGCAAGAAATTAATGGGAATGTTATTAAAACTAATGCTATGCTTAGAGGTAGATTAATAAATTAAGGAGATATATATGAATGAAGAACTTAAAGATATGCTTGAAAGAACTATATGGACTTTCGTTGAAGCATTTCTTGGGGCTTTAGTAGTCGCACCTTTGATATCTGTTGATGCAAATACTTTAGAGTTAGCTGCATTAGCTGGTGGTGGTGCTGCACTTGCAGTTGTCAAGACATACGCTAAAAAACAAATTAGCAAATAATTTAAATAGCATAGCCGAGGATGTTATCCTTTCTGCCTCGGCTCGTGCTTACTATAAATTAGAAGGGTACTTCTCCAGGTTTAATATCATCCAAAGATTTTGCACTAGGTAATACAACACCATTGATTGCTGAAGCATAATCATTCCATGCATCAGGTGTAACTTTGTTATCAACCCACCATGATTTAGAAAATACTTTTCCATCCACAGTGTCACCAGTCGTGCATTTACTAGCCATGATGCATCTAAAGTCAGGAGACCTTTCTGATTTCTTTTCACTTGCTGGTATGTATTGAACACCACCACCACATGTACACCATAGCCCTACGTTATCTATAGCAACAGTACCATTAGAATGTTCCGTTGTCTTTATAGAAAACCCTGCATCTGTTAATACTTTAATTGGACCACCAGCTTTATCTTTCACAGGTGCTTGCTTCTTGACCTGTGGTGTAGGTTTACTTTCTTTGACTGGGGTTTGTGCCTGCGTTACCTTAGACATTTCTTGTCTTGATGGTCTAGCTTTATCACTACCTTGGTACTTCCAGTTAGCTAAAGCTCTACCTATTGCGCTCGTCTCCCCATTCTCTAGCCATGCTTCTTTATTAGCAAAGCCACCCTGTCCTTTAAATTCTTGTGCATAGCCAGAACTTACTGAGCGTTCATCCTCTATATCTTTGTACACACGTGCTCCTACGACACACCAAGTACCATCATCAGCCATGTTCTGTATGTATGTATCTATTCTTCCGTTAGGATATTCAGACCAAAACTTTTTTAGTCTATCCTCTACTGTTTCGTAACTGTTTAAATCAAAGCCCATAAGCTCCTCCTTCTTAATTGTTATTTTATTTTAGATGTCTCTACTTTTAAAGTAAATTGTTTTAGTTTATACCTCCTGCACATAGGGTTAGTGCATTGCAAAAACCCCATGTAACAGTATAAAGCATTACCACAACTCACACATATGTGCGACATACTACTCCTCTAGGTTTATTAAATACTCAGCAGTCACACCTTTGTCAGGCTTAACAAACAAACAATGCTGTGATGGTCTACCCATACTGGCTAATTGTTCTAATGCATATCCATTGTGTGATTCTGTACTACCATTAATCCATACACGTATATCGTTGATATACAAATTAGTAGGTGTATGATAGTGACCACAGACTGCGTGAGTGAAATCTTCCATTAATCCGTTAGAAGCTAGAGCTTTCCATCCTAGAATTTTTTTGTTATATCCATAGAATGGTAGTCCCATACTACCTCTAATGTTATCTCCATGAAAGCAAAGGAACTTAGATTTACTACCGAGGTCAGCAACTAAGTACCAGTTGTTATCTGGTACTATAAACTTAATACGTTTCTCATTAGTAAACATAGTTTCCAATATCTTACCTAACATTCTATCAGCATTACTCTCAGGATTGTAGTCTTTTCTTGCCCTACCTCCTAGAGAGCCATGGTTTCCTATAACCCAGTAAACATCTACCTCTTCAAACTCAGCTAATAGTTTACTAAAGAAACCATATAGTATTCTAGGACCATCAACAGTGACCTGCCTATACAGGGAACTATCAATAAGATGTGCTTGTCCAGGAAATATAAGTTCTCCCTCTACAATATCACCGAGTGCTAACACTGCACACTTTCTTACCTTATGGTTTGCACCCTGAATGCGTGCAATTTTAATTATCTTATCAGCATAACGTAGCACTCTCTCCTCTGCTATCTCTGTACTATAGGTAGGAGTTGTCTTAGCTAACTGAATGTCACTTAATAAAGGAACACAAATCTCTTCATCTTTGTATTTCTTTTTACTTTTAGGTGGAGCTTTTAAAGTAGGCAAATCAAGTGTTGATATACCATCTTTAGCTGCACTATATACTGCTTCAATCAGGTCAGCTTTCTTATCCTTAGCTCTTTCTAATTGTTTAAGTAATCTAACATTAGTATCCTTTAGCTCTTTGATAGTGTTGCTTTCTGCTTCAGCTAATAGTTTTGCTAACTCTTTATTCATTCTCGTCCAACTTATACATCCATGCACTTACTCGTGAACGGCTAACTTTAACACCTAACTCTTCATTAAGTATTCTTGTTACGCTTGATGCGTTGGGTTTCTTTCCTTCTTTTATCATCTGCTCTATACCATCAATGAAGGGTTTAGCTTCTTTAGATATATTCTCATACCAAGGAGTTACTCCCCCTTGTTTTCCCTGTAGTGCTTTTGTAAGCAAGTTTTCTATGTTACTCATACAAACAGTATATCATATGGTTATGCGTATGCATATGCATATGGAAAAAAAATAAAAAGAAACTATGCATATGCATATAATATACAAAAAAAGAGAGGCGTGGAAGGACACCTCTCTCTTTCTAGTCGGCAACAGTTAGCTTCTAGCTAATTGTTTTGCTAATCCTTTAACAAGTTCTTTAGCCTTGATAGGGATTATATTGTTCTTTATCATGTACTGTGCTATCTCATGTCGGCTTTCTAATGGTAAGTTTCTAGGACTACCATCACTTCCTACACCTACAACTTGTTGGTCACTAATCCAGATACGTGGCTCAGGTTGTTCAGCTAGCCATTTAAGTGCATCTAAATCAACTGAGTTGTACCCATGTTCATAGAGATTGTCAATAGCTTTAGTATTTAACTTGCCATCTTTAGCAATTACTTCTATCATGCCATCACAGTCATCTATCTTATAACCATAACCTGTGTAACCTGCTATGTTAGCAGCAGGAAGTAAGTCAATTACTTCTCTTACATCTTGTTCATTCCAACTCATAGAGCCACTAAAGTCAATCATTAAGCTACCACCTAGGGTAGTAGACTTAACATTGAATACTTTTCTATCAGTAGTTAAGCGATACATTTTCTTAGGCACTACACCTGTATCACTACTACGCCTAGTAATTTCTCTAATTGCTTTTTGTATCCTATGATTAGGAACAAATCGTTTTACATCAGCTACACCATGAACACCACCTTCGTCCATAGCGTAATCAATAAGGTTTCTGTCATGGTATTGTTGTGCTGACTCTTTAATATTATCAGCTAACTCTTTGCCAATATTATCAGGCAATGTTAATACAGTATCATTAATATCAGTCAAGCTTTGTTTCATAAGTAATTCTAAATACTCATCACTTGCTAGCTGAATAGAATTTTCTGTATCTAATGTACCATCTTTATCAGCAAATCCATACCTAGCTATTCGTTTCTTATCCCAATATTCTAAGTCGTTAAGAGTTAACATTCTCACTACCTTATTAACTCTCCTACGTATTTGTGATTTGTTAAGAGGTCTTCCTTTGTACCTCTTTAACTCCTCATTCCACCTGTAATCTCCTGTTAGTTGTAGGCTTCTTACGTATGACTTAGCGTTAGCACATATACCAAATAGTTGACTAACAGTATCTGTTAACTGTTTGGCATCTCTAAGTAAATACTCTTCAGGTATATTAGAGTTAGGTGGATAGTGCAATCGTAATGCACTAACACAATAACTAGCTACTTCCTGTCTCTTAACGTGCATATAGAAAGGTGCATGAGGAACAAGAAAACTCATTACCTCTTTTAGACTTGCACCTTCTAGTAACATATCAACAGCAGTAGTACTCATCTTATCGTTATGAGTTACTGAACAGTAAGGTAACGCAACACTACAATAGTCAAGGAATTTAAGCTCGTTATCAGTAAGGTTGTCTTCCTCTTCTTGTCTTAGCTTTAGTATTTCCTCTAACTTGTGATAGTTTCCACTATAACCTAGACCACTAGCCATGGCATTTAGTATTCTACTCTGGTCGCTTACCACATATCTATGAGCTACCATGTACTGTGCCGTATGCAAAGCAACTTTGTCATTGCTACGGAACTTCATGTTAGCAAACAGATTATATTTCTTCATTGCAGTAGCGATTGATACAGTAGCACTCTCCTTCTTGTTAAGATAAGGGTAACTAGCTATTACTAAATCACTCTTGTTAGGAGTAGGAGTTAAGTTATGCTTTCTTACTACCTTATGTTTCCTAACTCTGTCACCTATAAGGGACATGTTAGTAAGAGTAGTAGGTAAGTTTAATTTACTTAACTCATTACCAAACAGCTTACTCATTGTCATGGTCTTGTAAGGCTAATGCTTCTAGTATCATTGAACTTTCGTTAGGAAACACAGCACGAACACTGTCCTCTTTAGATAAGCCACTATTCATAAGGTTAGCAAACGCTGACCATCTACGAATAGAGAACGCATCATGTTCAAAGTCGTTGTATACAGCACGTATATTCTTAGGCAGTACATTAAGTGCATCAGGGTGGACTGTATCAATCTTCATTGTTACAGGGAACCTGTCACGTAAGGCATCACCTAGGTCACTAGGTACACCATTCATGGTGGCTATTGCTTGAAAGCCATCAGCTGGTCTAACTGTTTCCTTATCCTTGTTAGGAAGTGTGAACTTAGCAAACTGTGGGTCATCTAGTAAGGCATGTAAGAAAGTCATTACGTCAGCACCTGCATGGTCTATCTCGTTAATAACTAATCTTGCACCTTCACGCCAAGCTCTAATACCTAAGCCATCAATCCACTCAAAACTACCAGTATCTGTAGGAACATAGTGTCCCATCAATTCTGCTGCCGTACTATCGTGAGTCAATGTAGTAGTGTATACTTGTTGTTCTTTCTTAACACTAAGATTACTTGCTTGATATGACTTACCTGTACCAGGTATACCAAAGAGCAATAGTCTTGGTGTATGTGGTATGACCTTTTCTAGTAAAGACCATACTGTATTCTCTTGTGTCATTCTTCCTCGCTTTCTTTAGACAACAATTCCTCCACTTCCTTAATGAAGTTCTCTGTCATCTCTTCCTGTTTTATATTCTCCCATACTGACATGACATCATCAGTAATATTTTGTACCTCAGGTACATCAGGCAGTAACTCGTAAGCTTCTGCTGGTATGTCTACGATAACAGTTGCACTCTCGTTAACTGTATCATCATCTCCTATGAGTACACATTCCCACACAGTTCTGTAATGCATAGGTGCAACTACTCCTTCTATATGGTAATGAGGCATAGCCATCTTTAGAAAGATTGGGAACCTTCCGTCAATAGCTTTCATCTCATCTGTACCTTTAGTATTAAATAGCCACTCCATGAGTGACCTGTTGTAACCATTAGAAATCGCTAATGAATTAAGATAATTCAATATTGTTTTCGTAATAGCTACGTAGCTTTTAAGTGCTTCCACTATTCCTCCTCGTTTTTCTTGTTGTCTTTCTTGTTAGGCATAACTTCTTTTAAGAAGTTTTGTATATCCTCATCTGTAAGAGACATGTCCATATTACTTGGGTGTCTCATATCAGTAGGGTCTGCATCTTTGTAGCCTTCTATGATAGAGGCTATAGATTGTGGATAACCAAGGGCTATCATCTGTGGTTCCTCATGTTCTACAACTTGTTTGTACATCATAGAAAAGGTTTTACCATCACTCATCATCATGCTCATTACAACCTGCATAATAAACAAACACACTTCGTACGTGTTTCCACTATCAATACCTTCGTCCTCCATAAGATGACTGACATGTTCTAGTATTTGATTATCAGCTGGGGTACGTTTATCACGTACATCCTTGATAACCTGAGACATGAAAGCAGTAACACCAAAGGCAAAGTCTTTCATACGTCTCTGCCATATGTAATCCTCTATGAATTTCATGGCACCGATAGTATCTTGTGCTCCTACATGAAAACGTCTGTTGTCTTTATTACCTACAGCTTTACCATCTTCATCTTTGTCAGGGTCATAGAATATACCTACACCGAATAGGTCTAACTCTGTCATAGCTAGTCTATTACCTATACTTTCTAGTCCCCACTCCTCTGCCTTCTTCATCTTTGCGTCCATCATACGAGCAAATTGTTCGTACTCTTCTGGGTTGTCCTTCATAAAATCGCCAAAGTCTCCCATTACTTACTATCCTCCTGTTCTTTATTAAGGGTCATTCCTTCTGAACAACCACAGCTACAATACTCATACGTGTCGTATTCAGTCTTGTAGTTTTGTTCTACGTTAGTCATGCAATCACTACACATGGCTCTACTACCACACCATATTGCTATGGGTAATAGAATATCTAGTGAGTTGTTACACATATCACATATCCAAAGGTCATCAGGTACTGTTGTACTATTGTCAATCACTACCCAACCATTAGCTTCACTCTCCTCTATCCAAGAAGGGTCGTTCTGTATCTTTAGGATTTGTCTGTGCTTTATTGCATCGCCTACCCATGTCCAATGATTAGGCTCTACGTACTCTTCTTCTTTAATAGCTTCCACTATTCCTCCTTCTCAATGAATGGTGATACAGCATAGATACTAGGTCTATGAGCAGTAAGTTTGTATTCATCTTTGCCGTCTACTAGGCATACAATCTTATCAACCTCTGCTACTGCTTCATCTACTGATACGTCACTATCAAATAAGAAATCAACAGTCAGTATGTTCTCATCTCTCTTCATGTTCTCATCTACATACACGTAGATGTCATCTTTACTAGACACTATCTAACCTCCTTTTACTATTTTGTTTCTTGATAGTCTGATAACCACAAGTAAAGCACTGCACTATCACATGCACACTGCTCTTAACGTTGCTATGTATTGCTAACTCTACGTAGTTATCTTGTCTACAATTATCGCACTCCATATTATTCCTTCCATAAATAGGTAAACCCTAGCCTTCGGTCATTACAAACAGGGACGTCATAATTCCTACAGACTAGGGCTTCACCATACGTACAAGTATCGTATTGTTTGATACTTACTATCTCCCCAGATAGCTTGTAACACACTATTAGTTATTTCCACAATGATAGGATTCCAACCTATAAGGCGACCCAGTGTTTTTCTTAGTATCGTTAACTAAGCACTCTCGCTAACTCGCAATTTCTATGGCTTTACGTTCTTATAATGTGTTACAAGCTACCCCCTACCTGCAACGAAAGGGTAACGAACAGGTAGGGATAAGTTGTTGGTAGCTAATTAATATTTACAGTCATAACATACTGCAATTCTTTTCTTGTGTTTTCTTTTCTTAACAGTAACGAGCATAGTATATAGCTTGTCTTGTAAGCCTATACTCATACCACAAAAACCACAGGTATCATAAGTGATTTCTCTCTTAGGTATAGATATAGTAGCGTTCTCCTCCATATCCTCCTGCCGTTGCATGCTCTCATTAGCACGAATTTCTGCTAATAATACCAGACCTTCTTTGATACCTGTAGTATCTTTGACTGGTATGGTAGGGTTTTCTAACTCCCTACAATCCCTGCATATATAGCCACGAACTAAGTTCTTGCTACAGTACTTGCATACTGAAGTCGTAGGCATAGCATTAGGTACAGGGTATTTATATTCTTTGATACCATTAAGGTCAGGTATCTCTGTATGTATTACAGCTTTCTCTACTGCATCATAAGTTCTCTTGAACTTAGGTACAGAAGGTTTTTTATTATGTTTCATTACGCACCTTTCATATTCTATATAGTCGTGTCAAAACAAAATCTTGAATTGACTTGAACAAAATCTAACATTTTGCCCTAGGCGACATAGGGTCTTATAGACCAGGAGAATTTGACAACCCCTATGCATTGACTCCCTTGACCTGCGTATGATATATATTTAAATATATATCTGGAAAAAAAAATAATATTTATTTTACTACGTGCACGTAGATTGTAATATTACTACCACTATATGTAGTAGTAGTATAGAGAGAGAGAGATAGTATAGAGTAGATTAATGTATGTATAAATGCATATACATATGCATATTAATAATTATATATGATGATGATGTGTTGATATAGGAACTGATTATGGTGTGTAAGACTACACGACTTGAATACTAAGATAAAAAAAAAGTTAAACTCCCCTAATGAAAGGGGAGAATAACTAGGGCAATTATGAAATGTAGTCCTGAGGTTTACCTTTAAACCCAGCATTCATATAAGCTTTAGCTTCCTGTAGAGTAGGAACTTCTTTAGGGAAACGTTCTGCTATCGCATTAGTTCCTATTTCCTTGATAAAAGTTTCACTCATAGTGCCACTTTTAGTTGGCTTGAACGCCTTACGATTTAGAATTTTGGGATACTGTTTACACAATTCCTGAAGCTGAACGACTGCTTCATATTGTTTTAATATCCCTAAATTCTTAAATTCTCCATTAGATTTGACACTAGCTATCATGTACCTAGTTTTACCTAATCCTTCTGGGGAGAATTTGAACGAAGGAGTACCACGTAATTTGACTAATACCATATTATTGGGTAGCCATTTCTTAGATGATTTATATATGTTTTGGATAATATCCTCATCTTTAAGATAATATCTCTGTTTTAGTGCTTGTACCAATTTACACCTACTTTCTATTATTATTTATATAACTATTTATTATATATAGTACTCTTACGCAATTAACATGTTAAGTCAAGTCAAACCGCCTATTAGTAATACTTATTGAGTGTGTGTGAGTGTATATTATTTTATAGTATTACTTTAGGAATTTGACTTTACTAATCTGTTATGAAGCGTCTGGAGTACTATATATATAATCACACAATACTAATAAAGAATAACAACAAAGAAACACACAAAACATACTAATAGCGGTGGTGGCTGGGTTGTGGCTGTTAGAGTATTGATTTTGTGTGTTTGTTTTTATGTTATTGTTTCTGTAGTACGTAGAGGAGTAAGTAATGGAATTATCTATGGTGTTTAACAGAAGGTATGGTTATAGAGGAAAGATAGGACATATTAGCAAAGAACCTACTATATGTAGTGTAGATGAGAGAGAAGTAGTATATAGTACATAG